ATGCAATTCTACGCTCGCAGGGCATCGTCATTCCCTTTGCCCCACGGCGCCCGCGACCGGCGCCAACGATGAAGCTCGCAACGCTCTGCCCGACCTGCCACGCGCCCGTCAAGCTGAAGCATCCGATGATCGCGCACGTCCAGGCGACAGTCGCGGCCTATTTCGAGATCCCGCTCCACGCAATGACCGGCGCACGGCAGACGCACGACCAATCCCATCCGCGCCAGATCGCGATGTTCCTGGCCCACGAACTAACCGACAAATCGATTTCGGAGATCGGGCGACGGTTCAACAAGGATCACACGACCGTCATTCACGCGATCAAGGCCGTTGGGAAGCGCATGGCGGCAGACCCGGAAGTCGAGTTCGATGTCGAAGTCCTGCGCGAGAGGCTGAGTGCGTGAGCTCTCGCCCGTGGCTCAAATGGTATCCTGGAGATTGGCGCGCCGATCCGCTGCTGCGGTCGTGCGATCCGATCTCTCGGTATGTGTGGATGGAGATGATCGGCCTCATGCACGAGGCGGAACCCTACGGGCATCTCGTCCTCGCTGGTCGCGCGATGGACTATAAAACTCTGTCGCGAGTGATCGGCGTTGACGAGGGCGACGTTAAGCGGGCCGTCAAGGAGCTTGAGAGCCGCGCCGTTTTCAGCCGCACTGATAGCGGAGTCATTTTCTCCCGGCGCATGATCCGGGACGAAAAACGCCGCGAAACGCTCCAGGAAAACGGGCGTCAAGGCGGAAACCCCAGCCTTAAAAAACAACGGGTTAGCGGTTGCTTGGTTAAGCAAGAACCCAACCAAGAGGATAAGCCCCAGATACCAGAGGCCAGAAAGAGTTCCGAAGCTAACGCTTCGGGCTGCGCCGACCCGGTGAAACAGGTTTTCGATCTCGGTGTCGCGATCCTGACAAGCAACGGCACGGCGGAGAAGCAAGCAAGGTCGCTGATCGGCAAATGGTGCAAGTCGAAGGGTGAGGCGGAAGTTCTGCAAGCGCTGCTGGATGCTCGGTCGAAGGCAAGCCCGCTCGAATGGATCGAGGCCAGGCTGAGGTCGGCCAAATGGGTCTCTGCGAGCGGCTACGAATACCGGGGCACCGACGAGCAAGTGATGCGTGAAGCCGAGCGACGGCACGACATGACCACCTATTGGGCGGTCAAGGCCAAGCTGGCGCGGGCAGCATAGGTGGGAAGGGGGAAATAATGGGTGCGATAGTTCAAACGAGCGGCAAAGGCTCAGCCCGATTTATTGAGCCGACCCGCGTTCGCGTCCAGAAGCTCGGCTATCGCGGCGTCCAGGTGGAAGCGCTGTTCCGGCAGAGGATCGAAAGCGGACAGCCCATGCCCACGCTTGGCGAGCTGGCACGCTTACTCGACTTCTATGACAGGGCCGGCGCCCTCCGTGCTCTGAGAAGGGTCCAGCGTCGCGGCATCCTCCCGTGAGAAGAACAACACCCCTGGCTGAAATCCTGTGGCATATAATTCCCGATGGGAGGGGTGGTAGTCACGCAGCACGCGGCGCAGCGCTGGTCTGAGCGCGTCCGTCCGTGTTCCCGCGATGAAGCGGTAGCCGAGATCGCGTCCCACGAAAAGGCAATTCAAGCAGCGGCCGACTTCGGAGCGCACGCGGTAAAGCTTCCGAGCCGCCACCGCCTGGTGCTGGACGGAGTGCGCGTGGTGACGGTTCTGCCCGAGGGGCGGTTCGCTTAAATGGCCGCCCGCCTTCGCAAAACGCACCAAGATGACGTGCGGGCGAAAATACGCACCAGTCAGCTCATAAATCGCCTGCAAGATCATGCACTTGGAACGCTCGAACTGGAGCAGTCGCAGATCAAGGCCATAGAGGTGCTGATCCGCAAGACGCTGCCGGATCTGTCATCGGTGCAGTTGAGCGGCGATCCTGATGGCGCGCCGATCGATTACAGGCTCACGGCTCAAGCCGAAATCAATGAGCTGTTCGGCCCTACGCCGCACCTGATTCAGACGCGCAATGGCTGAGTACGTCTTCACCGAGACGCCCGAGCGCGATGGATCGGTTCGCATTCATTGGGCGAAGCTTGACCCACTCGACTTTTGGGTTGTGCCCGTGGGCGAAGTCGAAGCGGCCAAGGCTCGTGTTCGATCAGGCGAGTTCGAAGAGTTTGGCGCCCGGCAAGAGAAGCATGGCTAGTGCCGCGCCTTGGACCGACGATGAGCTACAGGTGCTCGAAGACTTTGCCGAGTGCCGGAACTGGATCGACGCTGCCCTTGTCGAACTGCCGGGGCGCACGAAAGCAGCGGCTCGGAGCATGATGCAGAAGGTCCGCATCAGGCTCGGGGCATGTTCGTCGCCGAAGATCCACGAAGGCTCGTGGATGGTGAACGCAATCAACGGCAGCCGCCAGCTGCTTGAGGCGCTTGAGCGCACGGGGCTGCGGCCATGACCTGCAAGCGCAAAACCAGCGAGCCGGACCTGTTTAAGCAATACGTTGCACTTTTAGCGGCGAGTGGCTCTGCTCCGTGGCTCTGCTCCGTGCTCGTTCCGGCGCTATTCCCGGGACAGCGCAAATGACTTGGGCACAGCCTCCGCAGCTCGATGCGCTCCAGAACCGCGTCTCTGAGCTGATTCTCGACAATCAGCGCGACAAGGCCGACGCGATCATGCGCGAAGCCTGCCTGCACCCGATCTTCGGGCTGTGGGTGCTGCTGCGTTACGGATTGGGCCGGCAGGACGCGCACAACCAATGGGTGTTCGAGCGCTGCTGCGAGGTCTCGGCTGATCCTGACGGGCACTTGGACCTGTGGGCGCGCGAGCATTACAAATCGACGGTCATCACCTTCGCGCTGACGATCCAGGACATCCTGCGCGATCCCGAAGTCACCATTGGGATATTCTCGCACACCCGCCCGATCGCCAAGGCGTTCCTCCGGCAGATCAAGCAGGAGTTCGAGCGCAATGAGCGGCTGAAGCGCTGGTTCCCTGACATCCTCTGGGCCAATCCGGCGAAGGAAAGCCCGAAGTGGTCTGAGGACGAGGGCATCGTCGTCCGGCGCAAGTCGAACCCGAAAGAGGCGACGGTTGAGGCGTGGGGTGTGGTGGACGGTCAGCCAACGTCCAAGCACTATTCGGTGCTGGTTTACGATGACGTTGTAACGCGCGAATCCGTCTCCAGCCCGGACATGATGGCCAAGACGACCGATGCCTTAGCTCTATCCTACAACCTCGGGGCGAAGGGTGGGCGCAGGCGCTTCATCGGCACCCGCTATCACTACAACGACACCTACCGCACGCTGATGGAGCGCGGCACAGTTCACCCACGCATCTATGCCGCGACTGCTGACGGCAAGGTTGATGGCGAGCCGGTATTCCTCACCCGCAAGGAGCTTGAGGACAAGCGCCGGGACATGGGCCCCTATGTGTTCGGTTGCCAGATGCTCCAGGACCCGACCGCCGACGACAAGCAGGGCTTCAAGGAGGAGTGGCTGAAATACGCCACCGCTTCCCCAGTCGGTCACAACCTCGTCATCTTGGGCGATCCGGCCTCGAAGAAGAAGCCGGACAGCGATTACACCAGCATTTGGGTGCTCGGCCTCGGCCCTGACCGCAAGGCCTACGTCCACGACATGGTTCGCGACCGGCTGAGCCTCACAGAGCGCGGCCAGCGGCTGATGAAGCTGCACCGCTACTGGTCGGCAAGAGCTTCGGTCATTGCCGTGGCGTGGGAGGAATACGGGCTCCAAGCCGACATCGAATATTTCCGCGAGCTGATGGAGACGGAGAATTACCGCTTCGACATCACTCCGGTTGGTGGAAGGCTGGCCAAGCCGGACAGGATACGCAGGCTCGTGCCGTGGTTCGAGCAGGGCCGCATCCTCCTTCAGCCGGCACTCCGCAAGACCGATTACGAGGGACGCGAGATCGACCTGACCAAGGCGTTCGTCGAGGAGGAATACAAGGCGTTCCCGGTTTCGGCGCACGACGACATGCTCGATGCCTTGAGCCGGTTCCTCGAACCCGACCTTCCTGTCCGCTTCCCGATGCCGCTGTCCGAAACCGAGGACGACGAGCCTGAGGCTGTCGGGCGCAGCGACATCACGGGGTATTGAAATGAGCAACACGAGCGAACCCATTCACCCGCAGCATGGCGGTTTCACCGGGAGACAGATGATGGACAGCGACTACGTACGCAGTACGGCGCAATCGGCCGTCCTTGGCAGTATCCAGAGCCAGAACGGGGCCACCCGGCATCGCACATTCCACGGCATCGACGCCGCCCTTGGCCAAGCTGTTTGTCTAACTGGTCGCGCCCGCGAGATTCTGGATCGCATCTGTCCGCCGCCAGCGGAACTGCCGAGAGCCAACACCGCGCCCACGCCCCCTCCGCCTCAGCTATCCTACGCATTCTCGCTCCAGCGCCTGCAAGACCAGCTGGGCGAGTTGGGCGCGATCCTCGAAGGCATTGAAGGACACATCTGACGGTGGCCAGCGCACCGCCCTTCGACGCTGACGCCGCTGCACAGGCCGCCCTCGCTGCGGTGACCGAAGCTGTTGAGCCTTCTCCTCAAGAGAAGCTGCTGAAGCTCGCCAGCTCGACCGACAACCTCGCCGAGGCGATGAGCGAGGAGGATCTGACCAATCTCGGTCAGAAGGTCGTGGAGGATTACGAGAAGGACAAGCAGAGCCGCAAGGACTGGGAGGACGTGGCGACCGAGATGCTCGCCGCCGCGTCGCAGGACAAGCCTAGCGAAACCAAGACGACGCCGTGGAAGAATGCGTCGAACATCAACATCCCGCTGCTGACCATCGCCGCGCTTCAGTGGAACGCCCGCATGTACCCGGCAGCGGTGAAGGGCGACGAGGCAATCCTGTGCAAGGTCATCGGGCAGGACAACGGCGTCCCGCAGATGGGCCCGGACGGACAGCCATTGCTTGTCGTCAATGGCCAGCAGGTGACCGCGACGCAGTTCATGCAGGCCGCGCAAGAGGCCCAAGCCCAAGGGGTGCAACCGCCGCAGCCGCAGATTGCCTTCGCCATCCCGCCGCAGGCCAAGGCCAAGCGGGCGCGCAGGATCAGCGAATATCTCAATACGACCATCTTCTACCGCATGGATGCGTGGGAAGCCGACACCGATGCCCTGATGACGCAGCTGCCGATCGTCGGCTGCGGCTTCCGCAAGGTGTGGTGGAGCGACAAGGGCGCCTGCTCGGCGTTCGTTCCCGCCACCCGGCTCGTGGTCAACGAGAACATCCGTTCGCTCAATTCGGCTCCCCGGATCACCGAGGAGATGCCCGAGGTCTACCCGTTCGAGATTTACTGCAAGCAGCGCGAGGGCCAGTACCTCTATTGCGAGCTCGGCATTTCTGAGGATGTCGAGGACAAGTCGCGAATGCTGCTGGAGCAGCACCGCCTCATCGACCTCGATGAAGACGGCTACGACGAGCCGTACATCGTCACCGTGGACAAGGAGAGCCGCCAGGTCCTCCGGGTGGAGTCCAACTTCTCCGTCCGCGACATCGAATGGGACGAGTTCCAGACCAAGGCGGTGAAGATCAACGCCGGGAAGTTCTATGTGAAATACGGCTTCTTCCCCCATCCCCAGGGCAAGTTCTACGACATCGGGCTAGGCCATCTGCTCAAGCACATCGGCTCGGGCGCCAACACGCTGCTGAACCAGCTGATCGACGCCGGCTCTGCCGCGAACGCCGGCGGCGGCTTCATTGCCTCGGGCCTGAGGCTGCAGGGGCGCGGCGGGCGGCAGGTCGTCAGGTTCGGTCCCGGAGAATATAAGACGGTCGAGGCCGGCGCCGACGACATTCGCAAGGCGATCTACGAGCGCACTGTCCCGACGGTCTCGCCGGTCACATTCCAGGTGCTCGATTTCATCATGGGCTTTGCTCGTGAGATCGCGGGCATCAAGGACATCCTCACGGGTCAGGCTGCCCCCACCGCGCCCGTGGGGACTGTCCTCGCACAGATCGAGCAGGGCCTTCAGGTGTTCAACGCCACGGCCAAGCGCTTCTTCCGCTCGGCCAAGGAAGAATACGAGCTGCTGTTCGAGAAGACAGGGCGCTACGGCACCGACAAGACGGCGCAAGACTATGCGATGGTCCTCGATGATCCGGACGCCAATTTCGCGGCTGACTTCCAGGCCGACGACATCGACATCCGCCCGGTCTCTGACCCTTCTGCCGTCACCCGGATGCAGAAGATGGCGAAGGCTCAGTATCTCCAGAGCCTGATCGGCATGATCGCAAGTGCCGGGGGCGACGTTTCTGAGGTGCTTAGGCGGTCGCTTGAGGCGGGCGACATCGAGGACATCGACAAGATCATCCCGGCCAACAAGAAGCCGAACCCGATGGAGATCGCGCAGCTCAACAAGATCGTGGCTGCGACCAACAAGGATCAGGCAACAGCCGACCGAGCCAACGCCGAGGCGGTCCTGGTCGCGCTCCACGGCCAGCATGTGAAGTACAACCTCGAACACGAGGTCATGTCAGACGGCATGAAGGCGGCGAACCTGTGAGCCTGCACCTTGCAGCGGTGAACGGGGAGCGCACCATCCCCATCGATCCGGGCAGCGACATCGCCGCATGTGCGCGGGCCTTTGCCGACCTGATCGACAACGGCGAGGTCGAAGCGGATTCGGCGATCGTCATCCTCGATGTCCACGGCTTCATCGAGTTCCTGTCGTTCGGGCCCAGCCCAAGCATCTCCGAGGCTTTAGGGATGCTCGATCTCGCCAAGGCCAAGATCATCAACGGAGCGTTCCGTGGGTAGGAAGAAGAAACCCGTTTCGGCTGAAGAGTTCGCCGCGTGGCGCGAAGATCCCGTGACCGCGTGGGTGATGGGTGAATTGGAAAAGGCGGCCGACAGCCAGCTCGATGCGTGGGTAGCGGCGTCGTGGGTACATGGCGAAGCCGATCCGCTCAAGCTCGCGCAGCTACGCACCCGCGCCGACGCCTACGTGGCGCTCTCGGACATGTCTTACGAGGACCTGTGCAGCATCGACGATCGCATTGCGGAGAAAGTGGAATGATCGCGTTCATCATCGGCGCGGCGTGCGGGTATGCCGCCTGCCATTTCCAAGCACTGCTGATGGCCGCCGCCAAGCGCATCGCGGACAGCATCAAGCTGCATGAGGGCGACCTGTGACCTGCCCGTACAAGCCAACCGAGTTCTACGTCGTGGTGGAGCTCGATCCGCCGGAGACCGTGACTGCGGGCGGGATCATCATTCTCGACAGCGTGAAAGAGCGCGAGGAGCTGGCGACCGAGGAAGGTGTGCTGGTCGCCAAGTCGCCAGTGGCCTTCACTTACGCCGACTGGCCGGAGGACGCGGAAAAGCCGGAGATCGGCAACCGCGTCATGGTCAAGCGCTACGACGGCATCCTTCGCAAGAAGAAGGTGGATGGCGTCGAGAAATCATACCGCATCGTGCCCGACAAAAGCATCGTGGCCGTGATTGAAGGAGGGGAATAATGTCGCTCGACAAATACGCAGATGGTGACGCGAAGCTTGGCAAGGCCATCGCGTCCGGCACCGGGACGGCATTCGTGCCCGCAGTCATGGGTGTCGACAGTTCGGGAAACCCGACCTCGGCCCTAGGTACAGGCACCGACAAGTCCGGCTCCATCACGACTGGCGGGACCGCGCAGCAATTGGCAGCGGCGAACACATCGCGCCGAGCTCTCCCCATCCAGAACATCTCGACGGGTGATTTGTGGGTGAACGAGACCGGCGGAACGGCCGCAGCCAATACGGCGGGTTCGTATAAGATCGCACCCGACCAGACAGCCTATGTCGATACGAACCAGGCAGTCTCAATCATCGGCGCGACGACTGGCCAGAAATTCAGCGCGACGGAGATATAGTCATGCGGCTTAATTCACTGGCCCGGCTGGCCGCGACCGCACTCGGCTATTCGGCCGGGGCCGGAGCCGCCATAACGCAGCAGACGAGCAAGGCGACAGCCGTCACCATCAACGCTCTATCCGGGACGATCACGACCAACAACTCAGCGCTGACCACCGGATCGCTGCAGGCCTTCACGGTCAATAACTCGCAGGTGGCGGCGACCGACGTAATCGTCCTCAATCTTGCCAGCGGTCCCGCCGCGACAAACTCATATCGCTACATCGTGACCACCGTGGGAAGCGGGAGCTTCACGATCACGATTGAGAACCGCACAGCCGGCACCCTTTCTGAAGCGCTGGTGTTCAACTTTGCCGTCATCAAGGCAGTAGCGGCTTAAGGAGTAAGCCATGTCCCAAGAGCAACAGGCGGCTGAACCCGCAGCAGAAGAGCAGACCACCGGCCAGGAGGTCGCCGACCAGTTCGCCGAGGCGGACGCGGCGGCCAACCCGGTCGCGGAAACGCCTTCCGTCGAAGAGCTGGCCAGCGAACAGGGCTGGATGCCCCAAGACAAGTTCAAAGGGCCAGCGGAGAAGTGGAAACCGGCGCATGAGTTCCTGCGCGCCGGCAAGGACATCCAGGAGCGCACCGCCCGCGAACTGAAAGAAGTCCGGTCGAGTATCGACGTGCTCACCCGCACCTCGGGCGCGATCATGATGGACCGGCTCGCTGCCCAACATGCCGAGTTCACCAAGCGCTACCAGGCGGCGGTGGAACGCGGCGATCCAGACGGAGCCGCGATCGCGCTGGATTCGATCCGCGACATTCAGGCGCGGGCCGCATCCGCAGCGACTCCCGCCCGCCCGCAGGCCCCAGCTCGGGAAACCGAGGCATGGGTCGCCAAGCACCAGCGCCTGTGGAACGATCCCGTCGCCCAGCAGGATGCGCTCAGGGTCTGCAACGAATATGCGAAGAGCAATCCCAACTCGACGCCAGCTGAGCAGCTTCATTACACCGAGACCCACATGCGGGCTCGCTACCCGTTCCTGTTCGACGACAAGCCTGCGCCGCAGGTCAATGGCAACATCACGCGCAATGCTGGCGGGGTGTCGTCGCGGACGAAGACGGCGGGCGACCTTCCCAAGGAAGCGCGCGACATGGCGAAGGATCTAGTCGAGCGCGGCCTCATTCCGAACGAAGACACCTTCGCCAAACATTATTTTGAACAAGCCCAGCGAAAGGCATAAATATGTCCACCAATCGGGCCGACAGGGCCGCGCAAGTTGCGACGGAGCGTCGTAGGCGAGACGATCTCAACGAGCTTCC